TATGAAACAAGTGAGGCGTTTCATTTTAGAAGTATAGACTCAATGATGGGATTTGATGGTCAATTAAGTGAAGTGCAACCTAAATTTAAATACATGTCAATGGTGACTAGTGTTGCAGATAACCCTAATAGAGCAGAGATTAAAGATGTAGAACGAAGACTATCAAATGTAATTAAATATGAGTATGATAAACCAGTTGACACATTACAAAATATTAATCAAGGTTTTTATGCTAACAAGGTGACCGTACATGACGCATTTAATAAAACAATTAGTACAAAGGTCTATGACTACAATGAAACAGGACCTTTTCAAGCACATACAGAGATGGCAGCTAGTAGATTTGAAACTGCTGGTCTATTATATCCACAAGACGGTAAAGGCAAAGGTGTTAAGTATGCAGACACAAACAAAGGTCTAAATGAAATGCCAGAAGCAAAGACTATGGTGGTGACAGAAACAAGCAAAATACATAATGATTACGAGTTTACATCTAATAAAGAGTTATTACCACTAATTACGCACCAAAGACAGGCAATGCGTAATATGAACTTATCTTTACTTGTATATGGTTATACATTATTAAATGCAGGTGACATTATCACATTTGACGCACCATTACAGAGACCAGGCAATCCAGAAAACAACCCTTATACGACAGGTAGATATGTAGTAATGGCGATTAAACACATGGTCAATGTAGAGGCACAAAGACATGAAATGGTACTTAAATGTTTCAAGGACGCTGTTTCCACGCCATATCCGACAGAGGAGGACGCATTAAACAGCATAGATAATGGAAAGACTACAAACGAAGAGATATATAAGATACAGAGAGATAGCTTAGAGATTTAAAGAGTCCGGCGCCTAGAGGTGGCTGGCTACCAATGAGATTATGAGAAGAAAACAACAACAAACGCATGTAAGAACAATTACAACAGGACATGTAGAGGCGGATATGTTAGGAAAAGTATATTTGTGGGTATCAGAGAGGTCAAACAGAAAGTATCCTCAGCGACCACATAGAACATACAAGAGAAAAGTGCCACCAAAGAGTATATTCAGAGTAATTACAGAGTGGTCTCTAACGGCGCCTACGGCGTGCTGGCGCAGACTAAAAGCATGGCAGGATAAGAAGAACGCAAGAGTGCCTAAGTATTTACATGGTTTGCGTAAACAAAAAAGAAATGGCAATTAAATGCGTATGGCAAGCGTATTAAAAGGCGAGCAATATCGGAAAAAATTCTATGTACGACAATAATTATCTAGGGAAAAATAACTTTGTATGGTTCAACGGCGTAGTTGAAGACAGGCAAGACCCACAGAAACTTGGCAGACTACGAGTGCGTTGTGTGGGTATTCATACGCAGGACAAGGACATCTTGCCTACTTCGGACTTACCTTGGTCGCAACTCATTCATCCTATTACTTCTAGTGGTATATCAGGACTTGGCAGCTCGCCAGGTTTTATTGTTGAAGGTACATGGGTGTTTGGTTACTTTAGAGATGGTTATGCTATGCAAGAACCAATGGTAATAGGAAGTTTACCAGGCAAACCTGCCGAGTTGGCGGATGTAAGTAAAGGTTTTTATGACCCTAACGGTGTTTATCCCAAATACAAGGATGAGGTGGACACCAATAGATTGGCAGTGAATGATACTAGCCAGCCACATTTAGGTTTAGAATTGCGTAAGTTAACAAGGAAGACTGGCGTCCCAACTGCCGACTTTGACGCAATACCAGTAGAAGAACATATATCAACTGCCATAGAGGCAAGCGATAGTGATGTATGGTCACAACCTACAATACCGTACAATGCAACTTACCCTTACAATCATGTATTTGAATCAGAGAGTGGACATATAACGGAGATTGATGATACACTAGACAACGAGAGGTTGTTTACGGCACATAGAACAGGCACCTCACAAGAGATTGACAAAGATGGTAACCAGGTCAATATAATTAAAGGCGACCATTATAACATAGTATCAGGCAAAAGGCAAGCGATAATAGAAGGCAATTTAGATTTAACAATTGGTGGCAGACATAAGATATACATTAACAAAGATGGTCAAACAAATAACCATTACGATATACAGATAGGTCCAAACGCCAGCGTTAATATACAAATAGATAAAGGCGATATGAATGTCGTATTAAAAGATGGTAAGATGAATACCAATGTAGCTGGCGATTACAATATGAAGATTGGTGGTAATTACAATTTAGATGTAAGAGGTGCTTATTCAGAGACCATTAATGAAACTAAAACATCTAATACAAAAGAGGCAGTCTTGCATACAGGCTCGTCATTTAAAGTCAAGGCAAATAGAATAGACCTTAACGAGTAAAAAACCATGGTGGAAAACGCTATTGTAAAAGTAAAGCGAATCGCTAAACTATAAATGCAATAACATCCATTAAACATATTCTTAATGGTTAATAACTCTTTAAATTTTTTTTCGTGGAAATTTTTTCGTCTGGAAAGTCGCTAGGGCTGGCCTTCTCAATGTATTTCTTATAATAGATAGTTAATGGATTATTAGGTTGGTAACCGTATGGTTCTCTTTTACACTTCTTCTTTTGACGCTTGTTCATCAAAGCTATATTTATAATAAATACAATAGAATGATACAGAAAATGTACTACATCTCAGGATGTCTGGCCATTCTTATGGCAATCACCTCTGTATCATTATTCATTATACTTTAGTGTCAAGGACTCTATTCTTATATATATCGGTGTGCGTTCTCCAGAGGAAGCTCCATATACCTAGGAAGGCACAATTCTAAATAATACAATGGACTTACAAGATGAGAGGCCTCCCGATAAGGGCAGGCAAATCAGAAATATTGTAATAGTATTCTTTCTTTTTTACTTTGTTACTTATTGTACGGTAAACAAGTTAGCGCCGGACTCGGATTCTCTTAATACCTCAAAGTTTAAACATAATGTAGATAACTACCGATTATGTACTTTGGTCGTTTAATCGGTTTATGTCCAGCGTGTAGATATGTCCATGTGGGCGGAAACATTAATAGTTTACCTGCCTTTGGTTGGACGACCTTGTCGTATTCACTAAACGAAGTTTGACCACCAAAACATTCATTTAAGTATAAAAAGAATACAAGAAATCTTTTTGCTGACGCATAGTCGCCTACATCCACATGTTCTTTAAATTCATCTTTGTTATTTGGTAGATATCGTTTAAATCTTATTTGTTCAAAGCCAAACTTATCTGGCCATTGTTTATCTTTTATATTGCAATCTTTTTTATATCTATCAACATATGGTCTTAATGTAGTATATAAACCACCAACCATATTCTTCCAATCTTCATGTTGGTTAATATTGATTTCTGTAAAATGTCTATGATTATCTAAATCTGTGGATACTTGTTGGTCTTTATTGGCTTCAAATTTATCTACCAATGCTTGACAATGTTTTTTAGGCAATACATTATCATATACTTTTATATACTTCTTCATAACTTATATTACCACATATTTATATAATTGTCAATGGCCTACTAAATAGTGGCATGCCATATTACAGAGAACACCCTCTAAACATAGACATTGACAAACTAGGTAAATGTTACTTTGATATTAAAAGTAAACTAGGTCTTAAAACAGATGATAAAAGTTTAATTGACTTTAATGCTATTTGTGTCAATAGAATACCAGATGATGAAAATTCTATAACAGGCGGTAATATTCGTGGTCTATATTGGACAATGCCTGATACAACTAATCACGAAGAACAAAGATTAGAGCCTATTAAAGAATCTTTATATACTGAAATATGTCCTGAATTTAAAGATACATATGTTGAAGAAGTATATAATCTAATTAACAAAAGGTGGAAAATAGGTAGAGTTAGATTTCTAATGAAACCACCAAGAACATGTTTATCATGGCATAGGGATCCTGAAATGAGATTACACATTCCTATTATTACAAATCAAGGCTGTAAAATGGTAATTGAAAATGAGGCGTTTCATATGCCAGCAAATGGTAGTGCATACTTAACTGATAACAGACAGTATCATAATTTTTTTAATGGTAGTGAAATAGAAAGAGTGCATTTAGTAGCCACCGTTTTACAATCTAATTTAGATGATATGTATTTACATGGAGAAATAACAAATGATTAAATTATCAGACAACGCTTATAAAAGATTAAACGAATTAAGAAATAAAAATAGTAAAAAATTTGTTAGACTAGATGTAAAAGGTGGTGGTTGTGCCGGTTTTAATTATGAATGGTCTTTTGCAGATGAAGAAACTAGAAATGACGCTGTGATAGATGATGTATTAATTGTCAGTAGAGATTACGAATTATATCTAATGGGTTTAGAATTAGATTATACTTATGATGATTTTGAATCTATGTTTAAATTTAATAATCCTAAAGCTACAAGTTCTTGTGGCTGTGGTACTTCTTTTGCAATTTAAAAAATGTTAATTGGTCGGAGTGGTAGGATTTGAACCTACGACCCTTGCGTCCCAAACGCAATGCGCTACCAGGCTGCGCTACACTCCGGTAATTTTATCTGTAATAAACTGAAAAAGTATCAGCGAAGTTCATATGACAAAATGATTGAGGTCTATTGTACATATAACCATTTGGCATAGTCTTTGATACACCTCTATATCTGTATCTTATTTTCTTTGCATTTTTTTGAGCAGATACCATTTTAAAATATTTTAAGTATTTAATTGGTATGCCAGAAGCAATACAAGACCCTTGATATTTAAATGGGTCTATCATATGTTTTAGTATTAATGGG